TTTATGAATTAGGAAACCAATTAGGTTATCAGTTTCAACAACATTGTATTGACAAAATAGAAAGATACAAATCTGATAAACTTAATGAAAATAGAAAGTCTATAGGAATTGATCACCCTAGAAAGAAAAAAGTTAATTCTTTACATGTACAATCTTAAAAAGATTTATTAAAACCTAAAGTAAATTTTCTTCCTTCTTGACTAAACCCATGAGGTGATTCATAATTTTCATCAAATAGATTTAACAAACTAACACCAAAGTCTATACCATAATAATTATATCCAAGATTTAAATCTAACAAATGTGTTTCAGGCATTGTTATAGTTGACCAATTAGAATTGTGTACATCTAAATGTCTACCTTTATATTTGTAATTAGTAGTTAAAGAAAATTTATTTTTTAAATCTTTTGTATGCATAAAACCAAGAGACCAATTAGGTCTTCTTAATTGTACTACATCAATCTTTTTACTATTTAAATGACTAATAAAAAATTTAGAATTTTCTTGATTATAACTAAACTCTATACCGTCAGTATTTAAATCACCAATATCATTTTTAAATATAGTTGTTGCAAAATTATTTTTAGTTAATGTTAACTCTTGTGATTCTCCATATTCAATAGCAGTCCATGTTGTCTTATCTTTATAACTTGTTGATGTACTACCACTTATACTTAAACCATCTTCTATCTCTTTAAAGAAACCTAATTTATATGTTTCGTGTTCTTCATCAAACCTATGATGATATGAAAATATATTGTGTGAAAAATTAAAGAAGTATCCTAGATTATGATGTTGACTTGCTAAAGATTCATTATGTTTATAATCAAAGCCAAAACCATATTTTTCTTTTTGATGTGTTCCTCTTATTGTATAGTTTTCACTTTCATAATGAGAGTCGTCATAGTCTCTATCATATTCATGTGTATGAAAAGTTAAACTATTATTTAAATAATCAACACCTGTTTGTAAGGCAAAGAAAGTATTATCTGCCCATTTACCGTCTTGTATAGAAACACTATGACCATCTATATCAGAGAAAGTGTTTCTTGCAAACCAAGATGTTCGCCAGTGTATTTGATCATACCATTTACTTACATTAACACCTATTGTTTTATTATTTGTTCCATCTTTTTCGTCAGCGCCTGATAAAGCAGAAACGTTTTGTGACTTATGTTCGCCAGCTGAAACAGATATGTCAAAGTCATTTAATCTAGTATAGTAATTACCACTAATAGTTTTATCATTACCATTACCACCAATACTTAATTTTTTATCATAATCTACAGTTGTTCTAAAATTAATTGCACCACCAACAGCGTCTGCTCCCCAATGAGCACCTTGTGACCCTTTGTATACATCTATTTGTACAACATTAAACATAAAGTCTTGACCAACATCGTGGGCGCCTGTAGGTGTAGAGTAATCATTGATTGATATTCCATTTAATAATACTAATGTATGATTAGAATTAGTGCCTCTTAAAAACACCGATGATTGTTGACCTGTAGGACCTGATTGAGTTATGTCTAAACCTTGAACATAGTTTAATACTTTAGGTAAATCAATTAGATTATACTTTTGAATTTCAGATTTTTTAATTGTAAGTGTAGGTGTTATCTTATCACCTAATGCGTTTGAGTTGTTTATGTTTGGATATATTGTAAGACAAGGAATATCGTCATCCCATTTACAATCATCTTCCTTGGAATAGGCAACATTAGCCCATACCAAGATTAATATAAGAATTAATCTTATCATGTTGAGTCTCCTTGCTCGTTGTATGGCCTAGGTGGCATTCGGAGTATAACCGTATCAAGTAATCTGGACGAATTTCACGTCACTTTCCCACTACACTTTTAGGCCATTTTTATATACTATATAGTATATAATATTTTATCTAAAATGGCAACTTTCCGAATATAAATAACTGTATGGCTGGCATAGCAAACTTAACGATAGACCAAGGGTCTAATTTTACATACGATTTAGAAGTCACTAACACTGATGGTACAGATTTTGATCTTACTGGTTTTACAATGGTGGCAAAAATTGCTAGAGGATATTCAACTACATATCCTAGAACAGCATTTACTTGTACAGTAACAAATCCTACAGAGGGTGTGGTAACTATAAGTTTAACTGCCGATCAAACAAAAGCTTTAAAGGCAGGTCGTCACGTATTTGATGTTGTAGCTACTCACGCTGATAGTACTGTTACTCGTTTATTAGAGGGTATTGTTATCGTAACTCCATCTGTAGTCAAATCTTTTTAAGCAAGATATTCAAATACTGCTTTGTTCATACCTTTGTTAACAAGTTTAAACTGTGCTTTAGTCATAAAGTTTTCTAGAGTATCCCAATTTAAACCACTTATATCGTCAAAAACCCATACAGTTTGATCTGCTTTTCTTTGATTAAAGAATACTGCTTCTTTTAAAACACTTTTTGTATCATGTGGACCGTCAAAGTGTATCATTTCATATTTGTCTATCATTCTTTTATATTCATCATAGACAGGATAACCATTAGCAAAACTATTCATAAATTCTGAATCTTCTAGATTTACAAGATGAAACTCTGGATAATCTTCAGCAAAATTTATTAGCGTAGTTTTTCTCATTAAATTATCATAGTTAAATTTTCTGGCTAATACACTATCAGAAGCTGCATAGTCAATATTACCATATGGATCAACACCTAAATGAACAAGACTAGTATCAGGATGATAATGTCTGTATGCGTCTATAATAGTTTTACTTCCTAGACCTAATCTAACACCAATCTCCATACTTTGACCAATAGGATTTTTTAATCTTTGTACTGCTTCTGCTAATGAAGTATATTCTACACTATCACCAGTAAATTTTTCTCCTTCATTTACTTCTAGTGAATATTTTCCAGTTTTAGGATCAATACCTGGATAAACTCTACTAACATCTTTTGCAGTCTTATCAATAAATCTAGTATCTTTTTTACCTTTGCCTTCAACTTCTTGAACATAAGTTTTTTCAATAGGTGGTTTTTCTTCAAACATATTACGATTATCCATAATTTGTCCTACTTCAAATGTACTGCTACCTGTGTGTCTACAACGTATTGTAGTATCTGCCCATATTTTAAAACCTTTTGCTCTTGCTTTTCTACAAAAGTCAACATCTTCAGATAATGTATTATTATGATCAAGTGCTGAATGATATGTGTATTGAGGATAACCAACTTCTCTAAATACTTTTCCTTTAATAAGGGCACAACCCATACCACAAGCAACTATTTCTAAAAACGGAGTATCTTTAACTTTTACCCAAGGAATACGTCTTGAACCACCGTTATTAGCAGCTTCATAAATTTCTAATGAGTGTGTTCCTGGTATTCTTTGAATATAAAGACCTGATACAATATCTACATCATGTGCTAACATTTTAACTAGTGTATCTTTATCAAAAGATATATCACTATCTACTGAAAACAAATAATCATAATGTTCTCCCCATTTAGCAATTAGATTTCTAATTTGATCTACTTGATAACCAAAGAAGAATTGAAATTCAGCTTTGTATCCTTCTGGTATTGTAAGATCATATATCGCTTTGTATGTTTCTGGTTCTATATACTTGTTTGTTGGTATTGCTATTAATACTTTTTTCATTGGTTCATTATCCTATTCGCATTTTTGGTTTGTTCGTCTCCGTTAATTTTATAATCGTTTAAAGGATTTATATCATTATAATTATATATTATATCTGATACAACTTTTACCTTATCTGGATCAGCTTGTTCTATGAGTGAATAAAATATAGAACCGTCTCCACCAGCTTTGTACCAGTTTTTATTTTCGTCTTGGAAATTACTGTCATCAATATCATTTAAAAGTCCTGCTTTAAATGTTCTCAAATGTGTGTATGGCATGTTCCAATTAAATTTGTATTTTCTATATTCTTTCTTTTGTTTTATTTCCTCTGGATAGTTTTGTGCTATCAAAGGTATTCTATCAACCATTGAGTAACAAGACCCATAGGTAAATTCTGTAGTGCCGTCATAAAGATTATTGTAAAAGTGAAGTATCTCATTATCATTTATAAAAGAATCATCACCATCTAAAAACATAACAATGTCATCTTCTTTACAATATTTTCTTATAGACTCTATTTGATTTCTAACAGCGCCTTTATTTTCTTCATTACGAATCACTTTTATTTTATCACTTTCCCATTGTTTGGCAATGTTGTAAGTATTATCTGTAGAGGCGTCATCAATTACAATCATTTCATAGTTATCATAATCTTGTGAGACAACTGATTCAATACAGTTGCTAATATATTTTTCAGAGTTGTAAGTAGGAGATATTATAACTATCTTTTGTTCTACTTTTCTTGGTAAATAATTTTCTTCTATATTAGTAAATCTTCTACCAAAAACTTTTCTAACTCTAGAATTTATATGACATACTTTTCTATATTCTTCTTTTGATAAGTAATTTCCTAATTGTCTATATAGATGTTGTTTCCATTGTAAGGCTACAGAGTCCCAACCTACAACACCTTTGATTTGATTACAAGCATATTGTTTTTGTTGGTGTAAATATCTATTGTGATGAGCTAATATTACAGTATTAACAAATTTTTCTACTTGTTTTTCTTTTGGTATCCATGGAAATAAACCATTAGGTTCTATTGCATAGTCTATTAAATAACAAGCTTCATTTATTGCTGTTTCTTCTAAAGCGCCAAAACGTGTAGTGATTAAAGGAGTGTTATATGCTATTGCTTCTAAAGATGATATACCAAAAGTTTCAGGAAAAGCACCTGGAAATAATTTAAAACTTGCTCTTTCTAATATATCTGCTATTTCAGATTGTTTTATAACACCTGTAAATTCTATACCTAAATTTTTATTTTTAGGATCATTTGACATTTTAGTCCATTCTTTTCCTTGAGCGTCTAACTCTTGTCCTGGAAAAACATAAAAACCACCAATACATATTAGTTTAGCTTCAGGTATTTTTTCTTTTATTTTTGGCCATATATCGTTAACTAAAGGTGACATACCTTTTGTGAAAGCTGCATTGAAAACATATAAGTGTGGGTCTTTCTTTCTTATGTCAACATCATTTTTATAAGTTACTATTCCATTTCTAGTTTGAAAAAATTTATGTTTTAATACTTCCATGTTTCTTCTTTTACCATGGTCACAATTCATCACATAAGATGAATGAAAATCTGATAAAGTAAATACTTCATCTATATGCCCTTGTATTAAAAGGTCTTCTAATATAAGATCGCCGTTTGCAAATGTGTCATGCATCCAAACTGCTTTATGTCTAGCATTAGCTGTGATTGCTGAATATCTTTGAGGATTATATCCTTCAAATTGTTTATATAAGTTAGGCGTTATAAAAGGAATTATAGTTCTTAATGAAATTACAATATCAAATTTGAAATCTTTTTTATAATCTAAAATACTATTATCAAAATACTGTACACCATCATAAGTGCCTTCTCTTGCAAGTTTTGAGTCTTTATTACAGTTGTTGAAAATAGTTACTTTGAAACCTAACTTTGTTAGTTCTTTGGCCATCAAGATAGTCGCAGACTCGCTACCACCAAGGCCTCGTTTCTTTAATGTATCTCCGTCATACGGAAGACCAATTATGTCTAAAAATGCAATAGAAATCATTTATTTAATTTATCAACTCACTACAGTTTATTTATAAATATACTATAACAGAATAGTAAAAAAATGTCAATGCTTGGACATTAATATGAGGGAGATAAGTATCGCAATATGCCAATAATTAAGAACGCTGGTGTTCGTGTCGGCCTAGGACGTATAGGTTATACAGGATCAGGAGGTCCAACAGGTTTTACAGGTTCCAAAGGGGATCCAGGGGCTGCCGGATCACCAGGTGGTTATTCAGGTTCACAAGGTTTCACAGGATCACGTGGTGAACAAGGTCCAGGTGGTGGTTACACTGGTTCAGTAGGTGCTGTAGGTTTTACAGGATCCTCAGGAGGTTTAGGGTACACAGGTTCATCTGGTACAGTTGGTTTCACTGGTTCAACAGGAGTAGGTTACACAGGATCAAAAGGTGCTGACGGATCAGATGGTGCTGTTGGTTTTACTGGTTCTACCGGAGCAGGATATACAGGATCAGCAGGTGCTGATGGTTCAGTTGGTTTTACAGGATCAAAAGGTGATCAAGGTACTATAGGTTATACAGGATCAGCAGGTGCTGACGGTTCAGATGGTTCTACAGGTTTTACAGGATCGGCAGGTGATCAAGGTACAATAGGTTTTTCAGGTTCAAAAGGTGATATAGGATATTCAGGTTCAAAAGGTGATCAAGGTACTATAGGTTACACAGGATCAGCAGGCGCTGATGGTGCTGATGGTTCAGACGGCTCAGATGGTTCAGTTGGTTTTACAGGATCAGCTGGAGCAGGTTATACAGGATCACGTGGTGAACAAGGTCCAGGTGGCGGTTATACAGGATCAGCAGGTGCCGTAGGTTTTACAGGATCAGCAGGATCAGGAGGAGATTCTCCTTTTGTATTCACAACTTCAGGAGATTATAGAACACTTACAGGTTATATAGAAAGTGGTGTAACAAATACAGTTAGAACAGCAGAATTTTCAGGTGATCTTTTAAGATTAACTTTAGCAACTTTTACTCCTACATTTTCAGCTTCATCAACTCCAAGTTCATCATTAAATTGGGATGTACCAGCAACAGGATTTTCTGTATCTGTAGACAACCCTAGTGACGTTACAAACGATTTTATAAGTTCAGTTTACTCTATCACTCAAACAAGTGGAAGTGTTAACGGTACTTTAAGTAATTATTCAGCAGGTAGTTATTCACAAACACCAGCAGGTGGTGTAGATTGGAATCAAACTTTTACTGTAGACAATTCAAGTTCATATATTAGACCAATATCAACTAGTCGTACTGGAGGTTCGGCTGGTGCAACAATTAAATTTAATCATAATGACGGCAGTGAATCAGAATATACAGATTCAAATACAAGTTTTTCTGTAAATTGGTCAACAGCGTCTATGAGTTTATCTAAAACTAATGTTAGCGGAAAAACATTTTTAAAATCTTATGCTAGTACATCGTACTCCACTAACACAAGTGGTATATCAAATTCAAGTAACACTTCACATGCTTTAACAGCAAGTGGTGGTTCTTTGAGTACAAATTCAGGAAGCGGATATGTGAGTGGGACATTTACATTTACATCACCTATACATAAAGACAATACAAGCGATACACGTACTGTCTCAAATACGTGTACGTTTACAAGACCTGTTGATGTAACAGGCACCTCATATACGACAGATCAGTCGTCAACAACAAGCAACGTATCTGCCTCATTTACATATCCGTCTTTCTGGATCTGGACAACAGGAGTAGGAACTACTCCAACACTTTCCGATATCATTGACGATACAACGTCAACAGGTTTTGATTCGGCAGTTAATCAGTTGGCAGATCAAACAAGAACATTTTCAGTACAATCAGTTAATAATTCAGATTCAAATCCTAGAGCATTTTGGTTTGCTGTTAGAAATTCAGCGTCTCAACCTGGTACATTTAAAACAGGTGCAAGTGCAGGATTATTAAGTGATGTTAGTACAACAGATGGTGGAACAATTACACTAGTACCTGATTCACCATTATCAGAACAAACAGGAGAAAGTTATCATTTATATGGATTTACTTTACAACCAGGAACAACTTACGTGGAGATAGGAGCATAGTATGGCTACAAATTACGATGGTCTAACACGAAACGTCTGGCCAGGAACATGGAGTACCGGCACTAACTCACCTATCGTTTTAGATACGGAGGTTAGAGGTACACTTCAAAGTATTTCTGGTGCTAGTGGAGATCAACTAACAGATATTCCGGGTGCAAGAATAACGGAAGGTATGTTAGTGTATGTTAAATCAGGATATACTTCTGGTTCAACTACATACACAGCAGACAAATATTATACTTACAAACTTCAAGGCAGTGAAGTACGTAGTGATGTTACAGGTGCAGTGCCAAATGCCGACGCCAACTGGTCATTATTCAGTGTTGGTGGTGGAGCAGGTTATACAGGATCAGCCGGCGCTATAGGTTTTACAGGATCAGCAGGCGCTATTGGTTATACAGGTTCTCAAGGTGAAATTGGATATTCAGGATCAGCAGGTGCCGATGGTTTCACAGGATCAGCAGGTGCTGATGGTTCAGATGGTTTCACAGGATCAGCAGGTGGTGATGGTTTCACAGGATCAGCAGGTGCTGATGGTTTAGATGGTTCTACAGGTTTCACAGGATCAGCAGGTGCTGATGGTTCAGATGGTTCAGATGGTTCTGTAGGTTATACAGGATCACAAGGCGATATAGGATATTCAGGTTCAGCAGGTGCTGATGGTTCTACAGGTTTTACAGGATCAGCAGGTGCTGATGGTTCAGATGGTTCTGTAGGTTATACAGGATCACAAGGCGATATAGGATATTCAGGATCAAAAGGTGATCAAGGTGTTATTGGTTACACAGGTTCAAAAGGTGATCAAGGTGTTATTGGTTACACAGGTTCAATAGGTTTTTCAGGATCAAAAGGTGATCAAGGTATAATTGGTTATACAGGTTCAGAGGGAAATTTAGATGTATCAGTTGCTTCAACTCCTCCAGTTTCAGCAGGTATTGGTGATGTTTGGATTGATGACGCAACAGGTATTCAATACTTCTACATGAACGATGGTAACAGTAATCAATGGGTAGAATTAAGTAACCAAGGTGTCGTAGGATTTACAGGTTCAGCTGGTGCTAGTACGTTATCTGCTCTTACAGACGTAACTATTAGTACACCACAAAAAGGCCATACTTTAGTTTATGACGGTTCAGGTTGGATACAAACACAAACTCCAATTTCACAATTTGTTGTAACAGCCAATGGTTCAAGTGCATACAGATTTGATGGTGCAGGATTCCCTAGTACAAGTGGCGATAATCCTACTATCTACCTTAAAAAAGGTCAAACATATTACTTTAGAAATACAACTAGTGGACATCCATTTAGAATACAATCTACTACAGGTACAGGTGGAACAGTATATAATACAGGTGTTACTGATAATAACGCTTCGGGATCAACAGGTGTAGTTATATTTCATGTTCCTATGAGTGCTCCAGCAACATTATACTATCAATGTTCATTGCATGGTTCTATGGTAGGAACAATTACTATAGTTTAATTAAAAACTATTGTATTATTAACAGATTTGAAGAAGAATTATATTATAAATAGATGTGGAAAAGAACAAAAATACTTTTCTTGCAAGATAAAAAAAAATTATACTATTGACGAAATTGAATTTTTAAATTTAAAAAAACGTAAATAAATTAGGAGACAAAAAAAATGGCAATTAACTTTCCAAGTAGTCCCGCGTTAAACGATCTATACACACTTGGCACACGTCAATGGAAATGGAACGGTAACGGTTGGGCACTACAACCTCTTACAGCAGGTTTCACTGGATCAATCGGTTATACCGGTTCTAAAGGTGATATCGGGTATACAGGTTCTAAAGGGGATACTGGTTTAGGCTTCAACATTGCGAAGACATATACTAGTGTCGCTAACTTAACAGCAGATACATCTCCATCAGGCATTAATACTGGTGAATTTGCTATCATTGAAAACGGGTCATTAACTGACTCAGAAAATTCTAGATTATACCTATGGAACGGTTCAGCATACTCATTCGTATCTGACCTTTCAGGTACAATTGGTTTCACAGGATCTTTTGGTTACACTGGATCTAAAGGGGATCAAGGTGTTATAGGTTACACTGGATCTAAAGGGGATCAAGGTGTTATAGGTTACACTGGTTCTAAAGGTTTCACAGGATCAAAAGGTGACATTGGTTTCACTGGTTCTAAAGGGGATCAAGGTGATATAGGTTACACTGGTTCTAAAGGGGATCAAGGTGATATAGGTTACACTGGTTCTAAAGGGGATCAAGGTGATATAGGTTACACTGGATCTTTAGGTTTCACAGGATCTAAAGGGGATCAAGGTGATATAGGTTACACTGGTTCTAAAGGGGATCAAGGTGTTATAGGTTACACTGGATCAAAAGGTGACATTGGTTACACAGGATCAAAAGGTGACATTGGTTTCACTGGATCTTTAGGTTTCACAGGATCTTTTGGTTACACTGGATCTGAAGGTAATCTTGATATCACAACTTCAGCTACTCCGCCAACTGTTGGCGTAGGCGAAGGTGATATTTGGGTAGACAACGCAACTGGTGTACAATACTTTTACTACAATGATGGTAACAGCACACAATGGGTAGAGCTTTCTAACCAAGGTGTTGTTGGATTTACAGGATCACAAGGTGCTCAAGTAGACACTGTTGATTCAAGTAACTTCAGCTCAGCTGTAACTTTACTAATCAAAGATAGTACAGGTACTACATTAAAAACAATCATAGGTAACGCTACATAATAAGTAGAGCAAATTAAAAGGAGAAAATAAATTATGGCAACAAGAAACCCATTAGTATACAGCGGTGGAAATCTAGTTGAAATGACTTCAGCTCAAGTTGACGCAGTTATAGATAATATTGTTTATCAATATTCTTTATCGCCGTCAGTTACGTTATCAGTAGTAGGTTCAGGTGGCTCTTTAGGAGCAATTTCTGATACAAGATTACAAGCAGGTGCTATTTCTAATAGTGCGACTGCTTTTCCAGCATCAGGTACTACACAAGACCCTCAAACTGTAACAACAAACTATGAAAAAGTAAGTCAAACAGTTGCTTCGGTTACGCCGACAACTGATACAGGTACAACATGGCCGGTATACTACACAAGTGGTGGTGAAATTCATGCTATGCCTTTAGCAGATATTAAGGATACGTTCTTACATCCTGCTATTGATTTACTTACAGCAGGTACAACTACAACGCAACAAGGTGGTACATATTTTATATCATCTTCAGCGTCTGTTAGTGGTGCTACTGAAGTTAGTGGTGCAAACACACCTATATTCATTGACACAAGAGCCAACACTGGCGCTTATGCTGCTGGATCTATAGGTGACCACGCACAAGATAACCCAACTACGATTACTAGTTACTATTTACAGAGAGTAAATGGTGCTACGTCATCTTACGAAAATCTATTAAATATAGACGGTACAACTCACTTACAACAAACTGGTTCATCTTTTGATACTTTGTGTCAAGAGTGGATTAGAGCGACTGCAAGTGCTTCAGTAGACGGATATACGATTAGATACAACTTTAATGGTTCTGGTACTACAAGAGGTTCAGGTATGGCGAATACTATACTTGATGGCTCTAGTTACAATACTAGACAAGTTGGCGATGACTATAGAGCGCAAGAGTTTCCAGCAGGTTCGGTAACGACAGCTGCAACTCACACGCTAAAGATTGTTAAAGCATAATAATCTATAGTAATCAAAGGTGCAAAATTAACCCCCGGAGCCTAGGTTTCGGGGGTTTTTTATTGGAAAATAACTTGTTTAAATTGTTATAAATATTATAAATATGGTGATAGAACAAATAGAAGGAACAAAATTTAAATGCCAACAATAAACTTTCCGTCAGGTCCGTCTCTAAACGATACATATAATTTAGGTGTACGTACATGGAAATGGAATGGGGACGCATGGGCTTTACAACCATTAACAGGTGGATTTACAGGATCACAAGGTTATACAGGATCAGTTGGTATAGGTTACACTGGTTCAGCAGGTTATACAGGATCTAATATTGCTTTATTAGACGCAACACAAACTTTAACAAATAAAACACTTACAACACCAGATGTTAATACATCATTGAAAATGGTTAGTAGTGGACAATTACAATTCAGAGATAATCAATCGTATATTTCAGAAAATGGTGGAATTTTGTTATTTAACGGGGCGGCAGGACGTGGAGTTAGAATGTATTCTGGTGGTGCTGAAAGAGTTGCTGTATCATATGAGGGTGACTTAAAATTAAAAGCAGGTACAGATATAATCTTTGAAGGATCATCAGATGGTATCTACATTGGTGGCACAGCAGCAGCAAACAAATTAGACGATTACGAAGAAGGAACTTGGACACCTACTTTAAGTGGTACAACTTCATCTAATGCTGTAACAGGTTGGTATAGAAAAGTTGGAAGTTTAGTTACAGTAACAGCACAATTATCTAATACAACATTATCTTCATCTTCTGGAACTGCAAAAATAACTAATTTACCTTTTAGTGTTAATTCTTCTAAAAGGTCAGCAGGATTACTTGGATATAATAATACTACTGCAAGTAGTTCAAACAGCGGAAGTTTTTCAGAAAATACTACTGAATTTGTTTTATATGATAGTGGTACTATTAGTAGTTCTAATTTTTCAGATGGTTCATCAAAATATTTTTTACTTACAGGAAATTACATAACAGATTAACAACAACACAAGGAGACAACAACATGGCAATAACTAAAGAGACACAAATCGGAAAGATTGAAGTGGTCGGAAAATACAAATCAGTTCAAGTAAGAACAGATACTGTAGTTATAGAAGATGGCGAAGAATTATCAAGAAAGTATCATAGACATTCTTTGACACCAGACGCAGTTATAACTGGAGAACATGCAGATGTTCAAGCAGTATGTAATGCAGTTTGGACAGAAGATGTTAAAGCTGCTTATGCTACTTTTAAAGCTGCACAAGAAGCTGAACTTAATCCAGCTTAATAGGAGAATAATATGCCAATTATTTCAGCAGTTTCTCATAATTAGTTATTTTTAGTTTTTAGTTTTCTTATAAATATTAGGGAATTAGAGGTATCATATGGCAACACCAACAACAAGAGAAGAATTAAAAGACTACGCTTTAAGAGCATTAGGTCAACCTGTTATAGAAATTAACGTTGACAATGATCAATTAGAGGATAGATTAGATGAAGCTTTACAATATTATTCTCAATATCATATGAATGCAATAAGAAGATGTTACTTAAAATATGAGTATACACAAGCTGATTATGATAGAATTGTTACTAACGGAGACGTAGCAGAATCACAAACTAAAAATTCGGTAACTACAACATGGAAAGAAAATCAAAATTTTATAGTAGTTCCTGAATCAGTTATATCTGTCACTAATTTATTTCCTTTTTCAAGTAAAGGAAGTTTGAATTTATTTGATGTAAGATATCAGATGAGACTAAATGATCTCTATGATTTTTCTTCAACATCGGTAGTTAACTATGATCTTGTGATGAGACAGTTAGACTTTTTAGATCACATTTTAGTTGGTGAAAAACCATTAAGATTTAATCAAAACGATAATAAATTATTCATTGATATGGATTGGAAAGAAGATTTACAAGTAGGTGAATTTTTAGTAATAGATTGTTTTAGAAAATTAGATCCAGAAACATTTACAGATGTATATAATGACCAATGGTTAAAAAGATATGTCACAACACTATTTAAAAAACAATGGGGAGCAAACCTATCTAAATTCAATGGCGTTGCTATGGTGGGTGGTGTGACTCTTAACGGAGGTCAAATATATTCTGAATCACTACAAGAGTGTGAAAAATTAGAAACAGAAATACGTACAACGTTTGAAGAACCTCATAACTTTCTAATAGGATAAAAACTATGGTAGTAATGAATCCATACTTTCAGCACGGAGATGGCATCGGAAATGCATCCGAAAAATATCTATACGAAGATTTAATCATAGAAGGATTAAAAATATATGGTAATTTAATTTACTATATGCCGAGAGAAATTGTAAACAGAGATTTAGTATTAGGTGAAGACGTTAATAGTAAATTTAAAAATGCTTTTCCTATTGAAATGTATTTTGAAACTACTGAAGGATTTGCTGGTCAACAAGAATTAATCAATAAGTTTGGATTAGAAATTAGAGAAGATACTACATTGATGGTATCTAAAAGACGTTTTCATAATAAGATAGACGTTAGAACAGAATTAAATGTAAAAGGTAGACCAAACGAAGGAGATATATTATTTTTTCCTTTGATGAACAGTTTCTTTGAAATTCAATTTGTAGAAGATCAGGAACCTTTCTTTCAATTAGGTAACTTACCTGTTTACAAATTAAGAGTTACACGTTGGGAATATTCAAACGAAGAAATAGATGTCGGAGTAAATGACATTGATAAAAGAGAAAGAGAAAATTCAGTTAATCTATTAGTAGACAGAGTGCGTTTAGAAAATGAAGCTGGTAGTATGCAACTAGAACAAGATGATGAATCATCTGGTAATGCTAACTTCTTATTAAACGAAGAATATGACGCCACAGAAACTACTGTACAAACTCAATCTGATTATGCACAAAATTTAGATTTAGATACGGCGGCTGGTTTTGATACTGCTTCTGTAGCAGATGATGTACTAGACTTTACTGAAAGAAATCCATTTGGG